GAGATTATGATGGCCTTAAGACAAATCAAAAACTTAAACTTTTATCTGAAAAAAAAGCATTACCAGAGACATACCATGATCAAATATGGCAATCAAAACAAAAATTAACAATTAATGCATTATCTAATATAAAAGAAAATTTTGAGATGATTAATCTATTTTCACATCTATCTGATTCTGGTTATAAAATAGCATGTTGTTCGAATTCAATTAGAAAAACGGTTTTGCTCGTTTTATCTAAATTGGGTATTATAAAATTTTTTGATTTAATTTTATCAAATGAAGATGTTAAAAATAGTAAACCGCATCCTGAAATATACTGGAAAGCAATGACAAAATTAAATGCATTGCCAGAAGAAACTTTAATATTAGAAGATTCACCTATAGGTTTAATAGGAGCACACAAAAGCGGAGCAGATGTATTTAGAATTGATACGCCGAAAGATATTACACTTGACAATATTAATATTAAATTAAATAATACTAAAATTATGAATATGCCAAAATGGAAAGGTGAAAAATTAAATGTATTAATACCCATGGCCGGCGCTGGTAGTAGATTTGAAGCAGCCGGTTATACTTTTCCGAAACCATTGATTGATGTTAATGGCAAACCTATGATTCAAACCATAGTTGAAAATTTGAACATAGAAGCAAATTATATTTTTGTAGTAAGAAAAGAGCATCGAGAAAAATATAGCTTAGATATTCTTTTAAATTTAGTAGCACCAAATTGTAAAATAGTAGAAGTAAATACAATTACAGAAGGTGCTGCTTGTACAACACTTTTAGCAAAAAAATATATTGACAATGATTGTCCTTTAATAATGGCAAATTCTGATCAATTTGTCGAATGGAATAGTATAGACTTCATGTATAAAATGTCAGAACAACAAGTAGATGCGGGCATTTTAACGTTTAAATCTACCCACCCAAAATGGTCATTTGTAAAATTAAATGATAATAATTTTGTGACAGAAGTAGCTGAAAAAAAACCAATATCAGATATTGCTACTGTTGGTATATATTATTGGAAGCGAGGATCTGATTACGTAAGATATGCAGAACAAATGATATCAAAAAACATTAGGGTCAACAACGAATTTTATGTGTGCCCTGTTTTTAATGAAGCTATATTAGATAAAAAAACAATTAAAACATACAACATCGAAAAAATGTGGGGATTGGGTACACCAGAAGACTTAACGTTCTTTTTAAAAAATTTTAATCAATAAATGAAATTTATATCCCATCGCGGCAACTTATCTGGCGTAAATATTTTTACAGAAAATTATCCATATCACATTGACAAAGTTATAAACATGGGTTTTGATGTTGAAGTAGATGTGTGGTATAAAGAAGAAGGATTTTTTTTGGGACACGATTCACCACAATATAAAGTATCACTAGAATGGATCAGAGAGCGAAAAAATACTTTGTGGTGTCATTGCAAAAACTTCGAATCTTTACAAGAATTACTTAAAATTAACACAATAAATTGTTTTTGGCACGAAAATGATGCCGTAGCTCTTACCTCCATGAACAATATATGGGCTTACCCGGGTAAGCAGCCAATCAAAAATAGTATTGCTGTTATGCCTGAATTGTTTAACGATAAACTAGATGAATGTATTGGAATATGTTCTGATTATATACAAAACTACAAAACACAATATGAAAACTCTGACAGAGATAGGAAAATTCTTTAACACCGATAAAGCTACAGATCATAATTTTACAGAATGCTATGATAGATATTTTAATTCTTTAAGAAATGAAAAATTTAATATTCTAGAAATAGGAATATGGAAAGGTGAATCTCTTAAAATGTGGAAAGAATATTTTCCTAATTCAAACATATACGGATTAGACATACAAAATTTAAAACATTTAGAGGAAGATAGGATTTTCATTGAACAAGCAGATCAAACTGATATCAATAGAATGAATAATGTATTTAATGGTGTAAAATTCGATATAATAATTGACGACGGTGGCCATTCTATGTATCAACAGCAACTATCTCTAATTTCTATGTTACATAGGTTAAAACGAGGTGGGTTTTTTATTTTAGAAGACTTGCATACTAGTCTCACACCACATTATTTTTATAATAATGATCCTACAAAAAGAACCGCTCTAGAAATGATAGAGAATTTTAAAAATAAAAAAGAAGACTTTAAAAATTTTTATATAAATGAAGAATATATAAAGATCATATACAATCAAATTTCTTACTGTGAAATATACAAATACAATGAAGGCAGCAGTATTACTAGTGTATTGAAGAAAATAAATTAGCAGAAATTTTATGAATATTAAAATAGGAATTTCCACTTGTAAAAAATATGCTAATAAGACAACGCCCATTTTAATATCGACATTATTAAAAAGTGGTATTAAAAATGAAGACATTTATGTTTTTTGTGGCGACAGTGAATCACAAAAAAACTTTATAAAGGACGGCATTAATTGCTATACAGCCACGCATAATTCATTTGATTATACATCATATATTGAAATTTTAGAAAATAATTTAAATTATAATTGGTTTTTGATGCAAGATACTTGTTATGTAGGTGAAAATTTTAAAAAATTTTTATACGAAAAAACGCCACCTACAGTTGAAAAAATTGCGATAAAATCATGGCCACCTGCATCTATGTCTATGGGTTATTTTAAATATGATTTTTTAAACAAATACAGAAGAATAATTTTAGCTCTTAGGAATTTAACCAAAGAAGAAGCAGTACAATATGAAGATTTAATAATGCGTCGTATGGAATATGACGCACAAGGTACCAAGAAATGTCTAGATTATGGTCATGAGCGCATTGAATATGCTCCAAATGATTTTTACGGTACTAAAACAAAAAGAATTGTGGAATACTTTCCGCATTTGGATTTATATAAACTCAAATCCAATTGGGGTCAATCTGGTCAATATACAAAAAATTTATAGAAAATGAAAGTTAAAATAGTTGGTTGTGGTCTTTCTGGAATAATTGCTGCTATTTTACTTAAACAAAAAGGACATTTTGTTGAAATATTCGAAACGAGAAATCATATAGGTGGAAATTGCTATGACAGTAATCTTAACGGAGTAACGGTTCATAATTACGGACCTCATATTTTTCATACTGATGATGATGAAGTTTGGTCTTTTCTGAATCAATATACCGAATTTAATGCATTTAAATATTGCCCGAAAGGCCAGACTGATATATTTCCTTTTCTTATTAGTCTGCCTTATTCTTTAACTACAGCAAAAGAAATAGGTAGAGAATTAGATAGTAAAGAAATAATAGATTTGATTTACAGAGATTATTCTGAAAAACAGTGGGGTGTTCCTTTCGAACAAATTTCAAATAGTATTATATCGAGAGTACCAATTATTAAGAAAATAGAATCTCCATCTTGGTTCGGAAATGAAAAATATCAGGGAATACCATCAAAAGGTTATACTTCAATGATGAATAATATGCTTGATGGTATAAAAGTACATTTAGGTGTGACTCCCGATGAATGGAAATCAGTTAAATCAGATTTAACAATATACACCGGTAAAATAGATGACTATTTTAAAAATGTGTATGGTCCTCTGCCTTATAGAACACTTACATTTGAACACGAAGTTACACCTACCAGACTACAACACCATGCTATCAATCAATGCAATAAATCTAATAGATTTACAAGAATTTATGATCATAGTTATTTTCTAAATCAAAATGAACCATATACAGTCATAACCAAAGAATATTCGCATCAATATGATGGAAGAGGCATACCATTTTATCCTATTTCATTTGGCGATGGGCCCGAACTATATAAAAAATACAAAAAATTAGCAGATAGAGAAAACAGAACTATTTTTATGGGACGACTAGCCACATACAAATATTTAGATATGTGGGTAACCATTAAACAAGCAATGCAAATGACATCATCAATATAATATTGATTTATTAAATCACCATATCATAATAAATTATGATTCTAGATCAAAACACAACATACAACGGCGATCTCATCCACAAGCGATTTGCATATGAATTCTTGAGAAAGAATGTTTCACCCATCGGAGATTTAATTTGTTTTCGTGGGGCTATGAATGTAACCACAAATCTGATTGATCAAGAAGATCTCTTAGCTAAAGATTACATTTATAGTAACGATGCAATTAATTTTGTTTGGGAGATTCCAAACCTATGTCCATTCGGCGCAGTAGCTTTTCAAAGATTATTCAATACACAAATTGCAAATATTCTTTCAATTCGATATATCAATAAACCAATTGAATTGAGAGGAGATGATTTAATTGTTCATGATACCTTCATCGGTTCAGATGGGAAAGAACAAACAAAAGGCAAAGCATCTGTTTCTATTACTTATTCAACCAATGGTGTAGCTATTGGACACACGGGAATTAATATTGATGCTGGTAAGGCTGCACCCAATTTTGCATATTCAACAAAATTGACAGACGAACAAGCACAAGGATTTATGAAGGATGTTGAGGCTGTATTTTATCATACTGTTCGTGATATCCAAATTGCTACTACAAAAGTAATCTTGTAATGGAAGCAACTATTTTTGATTATATCAATTCAATCCTCTTTGATAAGAGATACATAGAAGATATAAAGTATGAAGAAGGACAATTCAACGTTTTTATGTGTAATCGGTGGATTTCTATGTATAGCGACGTTTCTACTGAAATTATTAACGAAACCACCAACAGGTACTGGCCGACGTTAACTTCAAAAGAAGATCAATATAATTTCTTATATCATATTTTTCCTAAATTTAAAAGGAAAAGAATTGAATATATTAAAAAGATAAAAGAAGATAAAACAGAAAAGAAAGAAACATTAGACATTGATAGTCTATTAGCACAAAAATATCAAATTTCAAAAAGAGAAATAGAATTATATAAAAATAGTTTCATGTCATAATAAATACT